GCAATCATCTTGGTCTTGAGCCCGCCGCTTTTGGTCCACGTCGTCACAGGCCGCAGAACAGTGCCGATTGTCTCATTGAGATCAACCACCACGTAGGCGAGCCGTGCTCCCTGTGTTCCTACTGCAAGCATGTTAACTCCTGCTCTGTGTGAGTCACACAGGTTAGTTGGTGAGGTAAGCGTGTGTCCTGTAGCCGCGCCAGCTACAAAGCTGACCTTCCCACACGACACGACGACCGGCTGCGTCCGTATCCCAGGGCGCGACCAGTTGCTTGATCTTCATATTGACACCGCGAAGAACGTGCAGCGTCAGATACTCTTCATTGATGAAGTAGGCGACGTTCGGCGGAAGCTTCTCGTCGAACAACAGCGGGATGCCATTGTGTGTCGTGCCGGTGATGCCAAGGTTGATCAGCTTCTTACCGGTACCGGTTTCGCCAAGCTGAATCACGGTCTTATCGCGTGCCGCAGCCTTGTGCATACGATAGATATTGCGGCCTGCGAAGATGACCGTAGGTTTCGGCGACGCCTGACCATCACTCGAACGGTTCAGGTCTAGTTCAATGATGTCGTCAAAAGCCTCTTCGATATTCTCTGGCGTGAGGGTTCCGGCGAAGTTGTAACTTGACGTTCGCCATTGCGATTCGGTCGCAAGACTGATACCACCGACTGACCCTGTGGTGGGATCGGCTGGGACGAGATTCCCAAGGCCATTCGGATCAGTTCCAGTTCCAATGCTAGTGTGGTAAGTGGCGAACTGACGTGAGATAGATTCGTCGAGCGCCATGATCTTGCCTTTGAGAATCTTAAAGATGACAGCTCGACCTTGGTTTTCATCTTCTTCCTGATCCGAAATGATCAGCGATCCCACGACGCGACTCATGGTATAGTTAACCGTCGTGAACTCGTTGGTCTGGTTGACAGGAACTTGATCATAGTACTGCATCGACGTGACGTTCGGGTTCAGACCGACAATCAACGGATTGCTGATCTGGGGTCCGCCGTCTTCCACAACTACACGCTTCTTAGCATGTAGGTAGGCGCTGACAGTACCGGAAATCGCCGAGGCCATGATAAGCTTCGCACGACTCCGCGTCAGCATTGCATTGATCACGGTGTCAAGGGCTGGCATGGTGCCAAGTCTCCATTAGAGTTGTGTGAATCACACTAGTTCGTCATCCCAGCTTCGCGCATAGCCTTCTGGATAATTGCGTCGTAGGATTCCGTTACTGGTGCAATGTCGCCGTCGCCACCATTCATCGGTGCGCCACGGCCATTTGGGAGACTTCGCGGTCGGCCGTTGGGCCTCTGCGAGTTCGTACGCCCCTGTCGGGGGTTCGTCGCTAGTTGTAACTGAATACGTGCCCAGACTTCCCCAAGGGTCATCCCTGGGAATTTCTGGATCGTCTGTGTAAACACCGGAAGGTATTGGCGAGCGTCCGGGTTCGAGTCGAAGAAGTTAGCTACTTCACCTTGGACTTCGCGGGTACGTGCTTCTTGTCTGTCCGCGACTTCCTTGGCCTTCCTCGCCGCCTCCGTGGATTCTCGGAGGGGGTTCATCGCTGAACCTAACTCTTGACGGATGACATCGATCAGTGACTTGGAATCGATTCCGCCTGGAGTCAAACCTAGCTCAGCTACATTTATACCATTTGTTGCGGCTCTTGTCAAGATATTTTTTATGGCTGCTTGTGGGTTGTCTCGAAGCTCTTTGAACAGACGCAAGGCGGTCAAATGCTCACCCTGATCCAGCCCAAACTGTTTTACGGAATCAGCCTGGGCCTGCAACGTCGTCAACCTTTCATGCAGCCCACGACCAATTTCTACAGCCTTACGAACGCGACCCTCAGCATCATTAATACGCCGCTCGAAACCCTGAACTTGTTGTCGCGTCTTGTGTAGGTCTTGATACAAACGAGCTTCTTTACCAGCCCGAGCCACAATCTGGCCCTGAGCATTGACAAGGTTCCCCTTCGCATCCGCCTTGACTTCGGCACCTTGTGGCAGTCGAGAGTCTGTGTGACTCACACGAGATTGCTGGTCCCGCGTTGGCTGTCGTTGCTGTTGCTGATCCTCGATGTCACCGAATTGAAAATCCTCTTGTCCTGAACCTTGATCAAGGTCTTCATTTCCACTGCCCTGATCGAGGTCTTCATTCCCACTTCCTTGGTCCTCAATACCAAGGTCTGCCCGAGTGAGTCCGAGGTTTTCGAATACGGTATCTTCCGCTGCCGTGTTCGACAGGTTCTTTTCAGCCATTTACCCTGCTCCTGTGCGTTTAAAGGGTCGTCGGTTGCGATTCTGCTCTAACCTTGTGACCCATTTACAATTCCTCAGTTCATAGTTCCCGTTATTGTCTATCCTTTCGAGCATCATGCCAATCGGAGCTTCTCCCATATCTTCAAGAAATCGCTCGAAGCTATTTACCCACTCTCCGCATATCTTGATGCCTCGACCGCCGTAATCGTCATAGCCTGTGGCATTAGGATTCAAGCACCGACTTTTCATATCCATCCAGGCTCTATATGTTTTTGACACCTTACCGTTTGCACAGTGTCCATGATCGATGCGATAACAGCCACAACTAACCGTATTACCCGATCTAACATGTGCCATTCTGGCTATCTTAGTACCTCCACACTCACACAGAAACGCCCAGATCACATTCCTACTGCTATCCTTACCCATAGGATACAAAGCAGTTAACCGCCCATATTTAATCATCCGGCACCCGTACGACTTTGGATGAATTTCAGTATCGTTGGTCCGTCGGCACCGGATTGGCTCATTTGTTGTATTTGTTCCTTATCCTCCGGCGGCAGTTGTCTCGCACGCTCCATCAATTGTTGTGGATCGGCTCCAACACCCGCAGGTCTTCCAGGCTGAGCACCGCCTCCAGGTGCCGCTCCCGGAGTCGATACGCCCTTTTGCATCGACGCCGAGATTTCCTGATCGATCATTGACCAGTCTTCAGGCTTAATCGTCAACTCAGTAAATGCCTGTTGTAATGCGCCAAGCATAATCTTAGTCACCGATCCAGGCGCCGCACGCGCAAATTGTCCAACTGCTTGAGCAACCTCAATTGCCTCCTTCTTCTTAAATACGGAATTTGGTTTTTCCATCGAACCTGCAACAATCTCCACACTGATCTTCTGGGTGAACGTTTTGACATCCATCTGTTCCCACGCAGCCGCCATTGCATCGCCAACAAGACTGGCAACGTCTTCCTGATCGTAGTTCTGCACACACAACTCAGCCAGCGACAACGCAATATCCGCAACCGTATCTTCGATCACATCAACCTTCGCACCAACACTAAGTCTCATGGACTCCTGATACGATTGAACACTCGCGACGTTAGTGTTAGTCTTGAATTGTACCCCGCGTAGAGCGTCGCTTGTATTCGTGATCCGATTGATCGATTCGAGAATTGCCGGTTTATTAAATAGCTGTTCAAACTGAAGTGATGGCGGTGCGAATGCCTGAATACAATCTTGTATCTTACCGTTCTCACCGGCCTTAATACCCAGAAGCTTCTTCGCCCCTTGCGTCTCACCACGTAGACTTTTAACAAACGCTTCGGCGTCATCCGGCGTAATGACGTCGGAATTGTAGTAGAAATTATCGAATACGCTTCGACGAATGCGTGCCATCTGCCGATTGATGTCGTTAATCTCGTCCTGTTGATCGAGGTAGTACGCGCTCTCACCGACACTGACAGTTCCTCCCGTACTCATTATGAAACCGATAATGAAATACGGAAAAAACCTACTCGTTCCAAGGGGATCGTCCCATACCCACAACGGCCATGACCAATCTTCCGAGTGGAACAGGTACACGCGACGCATCTGCTTATCCCAAAGCAGGACACATTCTGTGAAGTACTGATCAATGTACGCACGACGCTCTGGGTCTTCGAAGCTCAATGGTTGATCTGCGGTATCGCCACTCAACGAGCGCAGAACCATCCCCAAACCATCATCGCGTTGGCCACCTTGTCCAGCGCTCAGCGACGCCTGATGCGTAGGCTTGTAAATCAACTTTCGTGGCGCATCGAGTGCATCTGCGTCAGTTTCTGGGTCTTTATACGTGAATTTCTCGGCCAATCCTGCTGTTGGATACCAAATTTTTTCAGCCATCCACTTCGCATCGCTACCATCTGGCTCCTCAGCAAATGGATCAATAATCAGATTGTGCGGCATGATCGCACTCATGCTCGGCCCACCTGGCTTAAGCACATCCATAGATGATTCGAGCGAAGCAAGCTGTCCATAAAGCTCCTCAACACGAGCCTGATTCTTCGCGGTAATCAGTTCTTGACTGACACGCTGAACCTCCTCGAGCGCCATCTCAACCGAGTCGTCCTTCTTCGTCCAATCAATCTTGAGTGCGCCGAAGTTGGTCAACAAAGCAAAGCCTGCACCGCGTTTCACCTTGTTCTTAACATTCATCAGGTTCTTACGTTGAAACACAGCGTTGAGTACGGCTTGCAAACACGTCGTAAAAGGTTCGTCAGCCTTGTCGTTTGTCGAGCAAGTGATATCAGGATTACGGCTGTAAATTGCAGGTAGCATGATGTTCAAGTTCGAGAAGATAATATTCTCGGACGAGTCACCACGATGGAAAGTCCCCCGAGGCGTATAGTTCGCCTTCGACTGGTTATGATTGTAATAGCGATAAACTTCTTCCCACACGAGTCGCGTCTGTGAATAAGACGTCATCGCCGCATCGAACACATTCTTCCAGTACTTGCCAACCTGTTTGCTGACAACTACCTTGGATCCCTCGTAAATTTGATAAAGCGGCTGCGGCTTTGGAGGTACATCCTCGACCATAGGCTTATCCGGATCGAACACATCCGTCGTGTCGTTGCCTTGATCGATCACGTCGAGATTATCGGCCATTTGTGTGACTCACACAAGAGTTAGAGGATTAACAAGACGGAGGATCCCAAGCTAGTGCCTGCTTACGCGCCCTAATATGCGCATTTACTGCATTGTTCGTTCCAACCATAGCTCGACGCGGTTGGTCGTTTGGGTCTTTCATCCATACTTCAAACAGTAGCTTTATCTGGTTACTAAATCCATCGTTGATCGCCTGAAGTGTAAGGCCACGCACGTTCTCTCGCTCAGTTGGGTCCATACAGTCCACCGCAACCTTTGCATCGAGATCACGCTCCAGCAGCGCAAACACGAGCGCAACGATGCAGACAGAAAGCCCAATGATTACTGCCTTAGAGATGAACATAGCACCCTACAAAGTACTAATTGCCTCAAGAGCCGCTTCACGATGATCCCTCGCCGCAGTCACGTTCTGCGCAAACAAACCCAAGCCGATCTGTTGACGGATCAAAGCGATTAATTGCTCACCTACGTATTGCTTAAAGATGTCGTTGATAGCGTCTTCCGCTAGGTTCCGCCAAGAATGATCTGTCACGACACAACCTTCCCATTGACCTTAACGATGACTTCCCCCTTGGTGGTAAGGGCGACTTCCGGTACATCACCTGGTTCTGGCTCCGGCTCCGGCTCCGGACCCTCTTCCAGGATTGTCTCGACTTCCTTTAGCATCTTATCTGCATCAGGATTCAAGGTGACCTCTTTGCGATTGATTGGTCCCCAGTGATTTGATCTTGTTCGCATACCTGTACCTGCTACCAAAGCGGCGAACGCCGGTGAGAACTTCGCAAGGAACTGATACGTAGCGCCTTGTCCTGTGCCGTACGTGTTTAGGTTATTCGAGGTTGGGCTTACGTCTTCTGAGAATATATCAAGGAACCCATTTGGGTCATCCACGTATTCGTCCATCAGCATTGGAATGGCCGGATCAGTCGAACGGATATTCCACGAGGTCTGAAACAAACCAGCCTCACAGGTATCTGACGACGTATTCGATGCTGACATGTCTCGGCCTTCGCAATACTTACCAGAAGACTCACGCATACCCAAGCCGATCATCATTACAAAAAGATGCCGCAGAGTATCAACACCATCGACACTGTTATCCATGTCAAGGTTGGCAAACTCTGCCTTGTAAACATTGAGAGCATCAGTTGATGAATTGGTGACTGCTTGAGCCATAGAGATAGCATCCGGCACCTCTGCCTGTAGACGTTTCAGAGCTAACGCATACGTGCAAGCCATCCCTGGGATATATCCAGGAGGAGGATAACCGCGTCCTGGCCATTCATAGTCAGCTATATCGGACTTCTTCGCCATTGTGATAATAGCTGCTGTCTCCGCCTCATCGATACCGTCGCTTCCCGCCTCCATACGTATGTCGAGGCCATCCACGGCGGTCCACGTCTGAGGACCAACCACGCCATCCGCCGAGAGACCAGCGGCTGCTTGGAATGCTTTAACTTGGGTTTCTGTGATTGCACCAAATTCTCCATCTGCTGGTAAACCTAAGCTCTCTTGCAACGACTCTACATCAGAACCCGTCATCCCGTTCTTTAGGGTTCGTCGATCTGCTGGTGGAACCGGTCCTGCTTCGTTTGGCCAAATCAAACTTATAACTTTAGATATTGGTTGAGCACTAAGATTAACAGAATCAGATTGATTGCCACCACGACACATATAATTGCTGCCACTTGTAGATTCGTAGAAAGTAACATGACCGCCGCCATCGCGACTAAGCACAACGACACAACCGAGCACAGGAGAATCAAGCTTCGTACCAAAAGAGGGATCATCCCATGCCTGCGCCCAATAGAAGCGATCAGTGTCAGTGGGTCCGAATACTGGACGAATGCCAGCCATTGTCATCGCATACGCAGCAGCCAGACCACACCACGGAGTATCATCGTGTTGATATTCGTTGCAGTAAGTTGCCATCTCAGGATAAGCGAGCGCGATTGTGTCACGCATCGCCAAGATTTTCGGATTGTCTGCGTCTCCAGGTGACTCAACTAAGCCATTCATCGACCGCATCACAGTCAGCCATTCGGGAGTAGCAGTCGCCGCTAAAGCTGTGTGAGTCACACATGCCTCCCTTGAGCTTGATTGAAATCTTCCATCGACATCTCATGCCAGTAGGACCAGCGTGGAGGAAGAGCCTCGCTAGGCACCTTGATCTCTGACGGCTCAGGCAACTTGCTTAGCATGTATTTGATCACGTTCATTGCATGATCATCTTTATCCGACGGCTCGTCGAGGGCCTTACCTTGTGGATCGCGCTTCCAGTAATAAGACATGATCTCGTCCTGAAACCATGGCAACTCTTCCGCAACATAAAGCAATGTCCCTGGCGTAGTCCCCAAAGTTAAATGGGGGGTCTTCGGTGTCCCTGCGATGTAACTATTCACTTTCGCAATACCTGATAGGATGTCATTACTCCCAGGACGCACGTTGAGCCCCCCATCTTTCAGGATGCGAGAGATGGTCGTACTCCGAACTTGCTGACCAGCAACCACAATCCTCCTAAAGATTGCAGGGTCGGCGATTACCGGCTCTGGGAATTGTAAGAATCCATGATAACGTCCCCGTATCTCTCGGATTGTTGCTGCGTGTAGAGATACGTCAAAATTTGGATGATAGAAGCCATCAAGAACGCATAGACGACCAAAGTCGTCAACGAACCCAAGAATGTAGCAAGTCGGCGTTGCGATGCCGAAGTCATAACCCTCGATTGCTTTAACCCTGACATGTCTTCTCCTACAGTCTGCAAGATGATCCATCATCTGTTCGCGTTTCATCAAGTTCAAAGATGTATCGAACCCTGGGTGGACCAGACCCTCGAACGCGGCCCACTTCCCGAGCAAATAACGATCGCGCATCTGCCCCTTGTATGCATTCTCAAGCGTCTTAATAAAGTCTGGCTTGAGGTTGTGCTTGTTCGCATACGTGTCCGACTCGAAAAGCTCAATAACTGGGGTCGCGCTATCCTCATCAATGAGGAGCTTCGGACTGAATATCTTCCGGTCACGCCAGTCCAAGTATGGTTTAATAAGCTCATGATATGCCCAATTCTGTGAAGGGTTCAGTGTCATCATGAGCCACCGGGGACCATCCGAGGGCATTGTAGTATCCTCTGGCTCATCTTCCACACGATAAGCTGTATCACCACGAAGACGACCAAGAAGATCCAGAAAGTCCTTATGCGTGATCCCAGGATCGTCGATCTGATCCAGTCCAATCCAATCATAAGTAGCTGACAGCAAGTTACTCGTCGTTGATCCGTCTTCGTTTTGTGATTTTCCTCGCTGTGCGATATATCTGAAATGCACTGCTGATCCATTGACCAAGTAGCAGGAGTTATCGTCTTGTGTAGGCATCTTACGTATCCAATGTCTCGGACACCATTTAAGGAATTCTTTTCTGAGCGTGTCGTTGAGCTTCGGATACGTTTCACGTCCGAGGAGGCCGGTGCACCCAGGATAAAACTTGCATAGCTGGAGTGCTTTAATGACAAGCGCGGTGGTTTTGCCATTCGCAAATCCTCCACCGAAGATTTGAACTTTCTTGCGCGAACGCTGAAAGTCAAACTGTACCGAGTCTTCTTTTAGGTTATAGTTCGGCATTAGCGGGCGCCTGCTAGAGCGTGACGAATAAACGCATCGATATCCGGACGACGATCTTCGATGTTTTCCGATTCAGGGGCATTCTCTAAAAACGCATCCCAGCCTGCATCGTTGATCATCCCTTGAAAGCGCGGGAAGCCTTGCGGTCCGTTGATCGACCGAACAAAACCTTCCGTATCTCCCAAGCCTAAATCTTCATTCGTAGGAAAGCGTGTCATAACTTCTTCGTTAGGCGTGCGCATCGCCTGTGACTGAAGGAGCCTAGCGATCAAGTCATCAGGTCCGATGCTTGATCGCTTACCCATTGCGTTCTGCACGGTGTCCACTATTATCTCCGACGTATTGGCAATCTAAGGTTACGATTAGCTTGCTGTATATCTCCGCCCATCTCTTCTTCAAGGTAGTCCACAACCGCCTCATTAAGAGGATTACCATACTCATCGTACGCATCAGCCATCGGCTCAGCACTCGCACGAGGCGTACGAAACCCCCGCTCCGCGTATTGGCCTCGTGGTTCTTGTTGAAGCATGGCCAGCTTCATACGAATGAAGTCGTTCGGGTCCATCACATTCTCCTCTTGTGTAACTCACACAGTTACGGACGGCTACGTGGCCACAATGGAAATCCTGAACCTGCAAACAGTCTCCACAACACAAGCACAGCCACCAATACAAGGACCACCATAAGAATGACCTGAACCTGCTGCGGAATATGCAACCCAATCGCACCCAGAACCCAGATGATCAGAAAGTAACAAAGCGCGATCCCACATATGTAGATCAACGCATAAATGACTCGTTCAACCATGACTATTTCCTCCGCTTTTTGTCCAACCCAGCTTCAGATAATGCGATAGCTATGGCTTGTTGTTTCTTATCAACCACCGGACCTTTTTTCGATCCGCTGTGCAGAGTACCGTGTTTATACTTGTGCATCACATCCTTGACGGTTTCTTTTCCACGACCTCTTGGCATCACATCACCATTGGAGTTGCTAAAACCCAACCGCCAACTACAGGCTGATCGCCTTGATACTTAATGCCAGTGTCGAGCGCCTGCACAACTTCGTGTTTGTAATAAGGCTGCGTCAGCATAAGCTCCGCAGTCGTATCGAACTTCCGTTCAGGCGTAGCCCATCCGAGGTCTTGAGGACCACTCCAATCCCACAAGCCCATATCACAAATCCACGTTTACAAGGCCCCACGCCCCAGCCGAACCAGCGACCAAACCGCGATATCTTTGACCTGTGTCAAGAGCACGCACAATCTCACCTGAGAACAGAGGCGTCAAAGCCATTACCGCAGCCGCAGTTGCAGCTGTTCTGGACTCGGTAGTGAAGCCACGATCGACGCTTGCGGGGCCAGCGAGGTTCGGTACGATTGCCATAGATTCCTCCTGTGTGAGTCACACAACTAACTGATATCTGGAGTGATAGGATTACCTGTTGTATCGTCAACATTGCCACTAATTGCCAATGGCCCGATCACGTTATGAATAAATATATAACTTTGCGCTGGCTGAGCTTTTTGAATACGATTGTTAGTAATAGTGAGAGCACCCACTGTACCAACATCTGCATCCTTCCTTTGACACAAAATACCATAAGCTAACTCAGTTCCTATGTGCGCTGCATCAAACAACAAACGATTATTGTCAATCACAGTACCAGAGTAACCTGCACCCTCAGTCTGTAGGATAATACAACTTGTATCCCAACTTACGATAGTGTTGTGGCGAATAGTCAGGGAGGTAAAACCTCCAGTGCCTTGAATACCATCGATATGCGGTGAACCTGCTAAGGATATCAAACCGTGGATGTAATTATCGTGAATGTTCATCCCATTATCGCTAATGAAGATCCCATTCTCATAACCACTAATATCACAAAAACGAATTTCAAGATTAGTCATTGCATCAGGTGCGATCGCAACGCTTCCGCCAATACCAGTGAGTGTGCAACGTTCAATAAGACAACCGGCAAATGGTCCTGCGCCCGTCGTACGAATGGCAGCAGAATCCTGACTGTTCACAATACAATCGCGCACCGTGACGTTAGCGTGCCGAATATCGATCATGCCGTTGTTGATCGTCCGCTTTTCAATGATCTGGCCAGGAGCCGTAGATTGGAAGTTCCCTGTTGTCGTCGTGAACACCGTCCCTATCGCTGGTCCTGTCGTTGATGCATCAGGAAAACCTCCTCCTCCTCCTCCGCCACCACTAGATGCACTCTTCGACTCAATTCTCCCCCAGGCACCTGCTACAACAGCCAATCCTTCGTATCTTGCGCCAGTATCTGTGGAGACTATCTTTTCTCCTGCATACAAGGGAGTAGCACTAGGGATCGCAGCAGACGACAAAAACCGATTAACGGAAGCATACTTCCGATCAACTATACTAGGATTCGCCAGGTTTGGAACAGTCGCCATGTGTGACTCACACAAACCTTATGTCGGACATCAGACATAGCGAAAAGGATACAAAAAGACGGGAGTAGCCGTGCATCGAGCTACTCCCGCAGAGTTTTAGTATTGCGGATTCTCACCTTTAGGCTTTTCGTCAAGGCCCGCCATCTTACGAGCCTTCGGACCCATCTCATGCGGATCACGATCAGGTGGCATAAGCTTCACGCCAGCATTTTGCAGCGTCTCGACTTCATCGTCTTCGAGAAAGATCGACTCACCCTTCGTGAACGCACGACCTTTGACGTTCGTGTCCTGCCCGACGCGGTACATACCGTCTTCCTGAATTTCGACCTTGGACTCTTTTTCCTCTTCGCCTTCTTCACCTTGGCCGGAAGTGCGGTCTCTCTTAGCCTTTTCTGCAGATACGCCTTGTGCGATTTCGACCGACGAGGGCGGGTTGGGCGGAGGGGTTGCGCACGGCTGGTAAGCCTGAATTTCCGTATCGGTAAGGTCTTCTTTCTCACCGACTTTCGGCGGCGTCGTTTGCTCACCTTCTTCCCTTGCCTGTCGCTCCTCGTCCGTCTCATCGGCGGGCGCATCAGGGGAATAGCCTTCCATCAGAGATTCGTCTTCAGTGCTCGATTTCCGTCTAGCCATGGCATCCTCGCTTGGTTAACCCCATACTTGTGTGACTCACACACCCTCGATCCGCACATCCTGATCTTTACCAATGATCACAATGCGCAGATCGTTCTTCGCAGCGGCACCAGCCGCAATCTTGGTCTTATCGCCATGGCCCCCAGCACCCATCAAATACATAGAGCCACGAAGACGGTTGCGCTCTTCCTTACCACGCAAAGCTACATTTGCTATCTCAGAGAGCGCATCGTGGGAGTATGCTGCAATGCGTGCCGTAATCAATTCCGAATTCACGCTGATAAACTCGGAAGTGACAGCCTCAAAACATTCAGCATAAGCAGGAGAGCCACGAAGACTCTTCATCTGCTCCACGGAGATACCTAGCGCATCGGCAATCTCTCGATCTCCGAGCCCTAGAGTGGTAAACATAAAGACGCACGCAATACCTTTCAATGTAGGCACAGGTGCAGGGAGGTCTTTCAAGGTCCGTTTCTTGGACGGCTTGTAGTCTTCTAAATCGATCTTCGGCACCGACTCATCGATGCCACCATTGATCGCATCTGGCGAAACTAACGTTCCGTCAAGCAATAAGAGGGGATCACCCCACTTGGCTAATGCCTTCGCAAGCAGACGTGCCACGGATCACCTCGTTCCAAGAGGATTCCGATCTCCATTGATCGGCGGCGAGGCACCGAAAGTCGTACGATTTGTCATCGTGTAAAGATCGTCGTCGATTTCCGTAACGTCAGCCGCAGTCGTCGCACGATTAATAATGCTAACCTGATTCACCTGACGCACACCGCCAAGTTCCTGACTGGCAGCGATGACAGGTACGGTCTTGGACGCGACAGCACCAGGAGCAACGCCGTTAAGTCTATCCGCAAGCTCCTTGAACGCCATCAATCGACTTCCACCCAACCACTGCGCCACATTGCGACGTGCATAGCTGCGACCCCCAGGAACATTCGTGAGGTTCGCAACGCCATTCGATTCCCAAAAGCCGCCTTTCACGACAGCCGTATACGTTTTCGTCGTCGCCATGACGTTTTCCTTTCAGGTTGTGTGATTCACACAGCGGCTTGCGGGGCTGCGGTTCATAGAAGAAACCACCGGAGGTAAGGCCTTACGAGCGCCTCCGGTGGCCATCTTTGGGTGCTTGGAGCAAGCAGGATTCACCCATAGTCCATATTATGACATAAATATGCCAATTTGTCAAGCAAAATCTCATGTGTGATTCACACAGGGTGGGCAGCTGCCCATCGACGAAAGATTTTACTTGACAAACGCGTATTTATGTGGTATATATTAACCAGAACGTTTGGAAAGCGGGCAGATTTCGTGTGTGTGTGTGTGTGTGGGTGAACGGACCGCCACGAGTGGATGTTGGTGTCCGCAGGACACACACATACACGAGTACAACAATACCCCACATCCCACATCAGGAGACCCCCATGACAACATCCTCGTGTGACTCACACAAATTCGCTCCGTCCAATAAACGTCTCGTCTTTTCATATTCAGTAATTAAACACGAAACGAAGAAGGCGTATCTTGTAGGAATGTACAAAAGAGAATTATGGCTCCCAAAATCTTATACTATAATTATCAAGCGGCACCATTATTTAACTCTTCCTGTATGGATCGCAGCCGAGAAAGGCCTTATTAAAGCATATAACGTCCAAGATTTTGGTGATGCAGAAGCTGCCATGGGATCATTTAAGAAAGCCATTGTATATGAGTACGAACGACTAGTTCCTCCTTGTACTATTAACTTCAGAGAGTACACAGGTGGAGAATAATACCTACAAAGTTCCTATGTCGGATACCACACATAACAAAACACCTTAAAAATAATACTTGACAAGTTTTTATATATGTGCTAAGATCAGAATACTGAAAGATCCAAGTGGCGCTCTTGACACCCCGTCGTGTGAGTCACACAAGATTCTTCAGTACGGAGAGCTGAGTAACGATTGCCTCCTCAGCGTTGCGCCTCACTCTCCGTTTACTTCGCTCCATCCCGTTGGAGACTCATTCCCCTCGATCCTGGTGGCACCCCAGGCGGGGGGAATTCCATTTGTGGACTTGTGCAGAAAATTTTGCGTTTTTCGGGTTTTCGGGCGCCGTAGT